ATTCTGCCCGATGAAGGTGCATCCGGAAGCGAGGCACGACCGCGCGACGCTGCCGCCGCCGTCGACGGAGAGATGCCTCGCGGTCGTGAAGATTGTGTCCGTCGTGAACGCGCAGCCGAAGAGGCGCACGCGACTTGCGCCGTCGAGCACGTTGACATTGTGCGTCGTGTTCGTGCGGAACGAAGCGCCGGTAATCGTAACGTCTCCGGGCGGGATGCCGCCGTTCGCGTCGACGTTCAACCCGTGGCGGAAGTTTGACTCGAAAACGCCGCCCGTGATGGTCGTGAAATAAGCCTCTTGGCCGATGAATGCGCCGTCGAAGACGTTTGCGCGCGACCAGATGTCGGTCAGTACGTTGTGCGCTCCGCGCTGAATCTTAATGCCGCTGACGCCGCATTGATAAAACTCAATTCGTTCAAACATGGATTGCGACGTGAAGTCGCAGAAGATGCCGTCGCCGGAGCCGACCGTGCCTTGAATCGTCAAGTCGCAGATATGCAGCGAGACGTTGTAAAAAAGCAGGTTTCCGATCGACGTGATGCAGGGGCCTTGCCCGTAATTGTGAATGATCGCGTTGCCGCGCCCTGCGCCCCTGAGCGTCTTCGCCGCTAGGCCGTTGGGCACCTGAATCGCCCCGCTCGTCGGCGTGCCGTCGTTCGAAACGCGGTACGCGCCCTCGGGGAAATACACCTCGTCGGATGCAGCGATCGCCGCATTGATGGGAGCGGTCACGTCGAGGAGCAGCGTGCCCGCCTTCACGTCGGCAATCTGCGCAACGGTCATGAAGTCGAAGACGCTGACTGACTCTTGCAGCTTGCTCGTGAGGATGCGCGTCGTCGAGCCGATGCCGCCCTCGATGTAAGTCACTTGGTCGGAGGTCAGCGAGCCCGTCGTGACCGCGAGCGGGATGCGCACCGTCGCGTTGAGCGACGAGAGAACGAGCGTGTTATCCGACTGGTGCACCGCCACTGAGAAGTCGTCGGCGTTGACGAAGAGCCGGCACGCCGCGCCCTGGTACTGCGGGAATCCGTTCGTCGTGCGCACTGGCTGCGCGACGGGAATCGTCAGCAGAGCGTCGACGAAAACGGGAATCTGATTCGACAACGCGGGGAGCCCCGCCGTGCCAAAATAAAGATAACCCGCATCGAGCGGCTGCCCGTCGCGGTCGTGAAAAGTTGGGAATGGTTCGGAGACGGAAAAGGCGCTCATGGGGTCGGTTCCTGCGGCGGTTGCGCTTTTTCGGTTGCACCGGAGAGCAGCGCGTTTCGGATGAAGAGCTCGCGAGCACTCATAACACTTGGGAGCCCAGCGGCTTGCGCGAAAACGTCGAACTTCGGCGAGCTCGCGAGCCTCGCGATAGCTTGCTGGCGAGCTGTTGGATTGCCCGCCGATGCGACGACGAGCCGGTAGAATTCCGGGGAGATGAGCACCGCGTCGGCAGCTTTCGCCGCAGTCGTTCGGTTCTTTTGAAAAGCTGAGTTGATGCCTGCGCCGATGCCTGCCGCGACACCAAAGCCGCGCGCGCCGACCATCGACGTCGCGGCTTCGATCGGGATACCGATCGCCGCCTTAGCGCCGAAGCTGTAGACGGCATCCATGAACGAATCAGCGGCCTTGAGCTGCGCATCGACGTCGCCGACGCGACCTGTTTTAATGTTTTCTTGAATCGCTTGGTTGACCGACTTCGACACTTTCGCGAGGTCGTCGAATGCCCTTTTCGATTTACGCGGAAGGTTTGAAAATACCGCTGCGGCTGATTGCTTATTCTTGTTCAGATTGTCGTAAAAATTGCTAAACGTATTGAAGTTTAGCGTGCCGTTTTTCGTCTTACTGCCAAACGCAGAGCCTAGAGCTGACACGACGACGCTTTCGCGCATCGACGCGGGAATGCTTTTCACGATGTTCGCGAAGCGGTCGGCATCGCCTTTTGATAGCCCGGTCGTCGAGGTCATTAGCTTCGTGACAAGCGACTGGTCGAACTCCTTGCCGAAGAGCGCGCCCATGTCGTCTTCAAGCCCCTTGCGGAGCTTAACGGCATCTTTCGCAAGCGCCCACTTGTCGGCGACGCCTGCGGCACCTGCTGCCACCTCCTGGTCTTGCGAGATGACGTTCCGAAGCTGCTTTGCGATTCGCGTACTTCGGTCGGGGACGACGCCGGGGCCACCGGCAATCTGGCCTACGTCTTTTCGGAGCTCGTCGACAAGCGCATAAGTTGGGTGGATTTCCGTTACCGACTTCCCGCTCTTCGATGGAATCAGCTTAGGGGCGAGCTTTGAAAGAAGCTCTTTTTCAATCGGCGTGAGGTTCTCGACGCCGTTCATTTCCTTGATGCGGCCCTTGATAAAATCAAGCGTATTGTCTGCGCGAACGCGCGTATTTGCTGGGATTGCTTTCGTAATGTCGGCGTAGAGCGAATCCGAAGTGGCCTTCAGTGCAGATGTCTGCGTCAGCATTTCCGTTTTTACAGCCGTGGAAAGATTAGAAAGGTCGCTCGTGCCGCCGAGCTGTTCGACGAGTTTCGACGCGCGTTCTGCGACTCGCTGCAATCCCTCTATCTCGGCTGCTCGCGCTGCTGACCCTGGCTTTGACTTCACGCCTTGCGCGATTTCGCGCACGACTTGGCTCGTCGAAACGTGGTCGGGCTGAAGGTACTGCGTGATGCCGAGCCGGTCGGCTGCTTTGATTGTCTTGGGGTCTGCTTGCACTTCGGTCGCGAGTCGTTCGAGCGCCCGACCGCTGAACGGTCCCTCGACGGCCTTCTTTGATTCGCGCCCGAACTCCTCGACGGTAAGCGCATTCGGCATCGCGCGACCGCTCTTAGGCAGCTTGCCGCCGAGCCCGCCGCCGATGACCGCCGCCGCGAGCTGAGAGCCTGCGCCGAGGCCGAGCTCAGAAGCAGATTGCGCAGCGGACGCGCCAACGATGTCGGAAGCGACCTGCGACGCAGGGGCCTCGGCGAGCATGGCTCCTACGGCTTGCACGGCTGGCGCTGCGCTCTTCATGAGCGCCTGTCCTGCCGAGACTCCACCGACGCCGCTCGCCAAGCCGCCTGCCGCTGCTCGGAGCACGCGCTCGGCTGCGGTCTTAGGCTCGGCGACGCCAGCCTTGGTGAGCAGCGCTTCCCATGCCTCGGAGGGCGTGGCGATCTGCGTGCCGAACGTCGCGTTCACCGCGTTGATGATCGGCTCGCCGATGAGCTGCGATGCGCCGTAGGCGGCACCGCCTACGAGCGCGCCTGGGATCGCTCCGATGCCAGCGGTCGGGAGCCCGCCCATCGCTGCGCCTGCGGCCATCGCTGTGCCGAGAGGTGCGAGACCGCGCGTTGCTGCGCCTACAAGCCCCGCCATCGTCGTTTCGGGCGGCGCAGCAGGCGCAGACGCTCCGCGCTCGGACGAGAGCCCCTGACTGCCTTGTGGCGCGGTAGCGGGTGCGGCGGCGCGCGGGGCCTTTGCTTGCGCCGCGTAGGCCCTCTTTGCCGCCTCGCCGATTTGCTCAGGCGTCGCGTTGTCAGGGCCTTCGAGCTCTAGCATCGACCCGTCGGGGGCTTGCACTTCGTAAGTGGCCATCAGCGTCGACCCTTGAGCGTGAACCCATCACCGAGCGACATCGCCGAAGCCGCAGGCGTTGAGGTCGGTGCCGCAGACGTTGAGGTCGGTGCCGCAGGCGTTGCCACGGGGCCAGGCTGCGCGGGGGATTCCGGCTCGTCGTCCTGCGGAGCGGAAAGGAAGATAGACGAAGCGTTAAGCCCGTTGCGCTTCGCCTCGGCTGCGTACGCGGCCTTGATTCTCCCGCCTTGCTTTTTGTACGGCTCGTACTGCTTCTCCGCTTGCCCCCTGAACGACGTGCGCTGCTCTGGAGTCAGCCGTTCGCCATTTCTCAGCTTGTTCCACTGGTTTCGGATTGATTCGTCAATGCCTCCAGCGTTTTCTGCGGTTGCGAACTCACTTTCTTTGACTATGGATTTTGGGTCAAGCATCTTCATGAAGTTAAAGATGAGCGCAAGGTCGCCGGCTGCGCTTACTTCTGAAGCTCGAAGCCGCTGAATTGAGAACGTCTGCTCTGCAATAGGCTGATAATCTCGGGTAAAGTCGTCCCGAAACTTTCCCTCTGCGTTCAGCGTATCCTTGAAAGAAAGCGCCGGCTTCGCAGGGCCACCGACGCCCATCGGCTTCGGCTTGAGCTTGTCGACTTCGAGCTTCTCGCGGAGCTCGGCAAATTTCGCCTTCACCTCTGCAACCTTCGCGTCTGAGTACGCCTTAAGGTCCGTCGAATCTTCGAGCATCCGCTCGCGGCGCTGGTCTTCGAGCTTGCCGAAGGTCTCGTTGTACTTCTCCGGTCCCATCGCCATTGCAACCGCCGTGTTCAGGCTCGTCTGCGCTGCGTTGAGGTCGCCATAGAGAACGAGGTTCTTTTGCACGTCTGCCGCGTCGGCCTCGCGCGTCTTGCCTGCGTTGCGCAGTGCTTCAACTTGCCCGTTTAGGAGCTCGCCCGCGGTGACGCGATCGCCAGCGTTGAGCGCTGCGACGATTGGCTGAATCTCCGCGACCTTCGTCTCGCGCTCCTGCGTGCTGAGATTCGCATAAGGCGTCTTGAGCTGCTCGACGGCTTCCGGGTATTTCAGCATGAGCTCGTTAAGGCCCTTCGCCGAAAAGCCCTCCGCACCGAGCTTGCCGAGCTCGCCTTGGAACTCTTGCGCGCGTGCTTGCTTTGCGGCGATGCCGCGTGTTTCGGCTTCTGTCTGCTGACGCTGCGCAGCCGTGAGGTCAGCGCGCTCCATGAGCCCGGCGAGCTGCACGCCTTGCTGAAGCCCTGCGGTAACGGCTTCGGCTGGATTCGGTACGCTTAGCGTATAATTAAAAGGCTGGTTCATGGTTCATGCCCCAAAGACGAGCCGGCGTGTCGCCTCGCTCATGCTGTTGTATTGGTTGGCCGCACCTGCGCCCAACCCGCCGCCAGCAGGTGCCGGGCCACCGCCGCCCCCGGCGAGCGGACCCTTACCCATCGCACCGAGCCCGCCGAGCGTTCCGAGAGCACCGCCGACGCCGCCGAAGATGTTCGCCATGCCTTGGCCCTGCGCGAGCGCTGCGCCCGCCGCTGCTTGCCCCTGCGCGCCGTATTGCGCCATGATGCCTTGCGTGCCTTGCTGCCCGAGGCCCGCAGCGCTCATCGCCCCTTGCTGGCCCATGCCCGAGAGCCCGCCGAGCTGCGCCATCTGCTGGTTGATGAGCTGCGAGAGCATCTGGGGGCGAAACTGAGCGAGCGCCGCTTGCGTGTTGCCGCCGCGCAGACCGCCCGTCGCCGATGCGTTCTGCAGGATGGCGTTCTCGCCTTGCGCGACCAACGCCTGGAACTGCGGACCCTGCTCAAGCTGCGCGATTGCCGCCCGCTGCGCGTCGGCCCCGCCGAGCCCGAGCAGCGCTTGCTGCTGCCCTAGCGCGCCTTGCCCTGCCTGCATGTACGGCGCGAGGAGGCGCTCAGACTCGGCCTGCTGGCGGCGCTGCTCTGCGATCGCTGCATCGCTCGCCGAGCGCTGCGCGCCGGATGCCTCTTCGGCGGCGTTCTTCTGCGAGAAGTACCCGCCGACTGCCGAAATGACCGAGCCGCCAATAATTGCTGTTGCTACCCATCCCATCATGCACCCCTATCAGATAGCTCGTGGACGCGCAGCCGTTCGAGAAGCGCGTGCGTCTCGTTGTGGATGTCGCTTTTGATAACGATTTGCTCTTCGAGCTTGTCGAGGTCGCGCTCGTCGGTGGCGTGGATGTTCTGAAAAACGATGTCTTCGAGCACGAGCGCAACCTTGCGCCCTGGCGGAGCGATGAACGTCAGCGGCGCTGAAACGGTCTTAACGCCTTCAGGCGTTGCGATCGTCATGCTGCCTTTGAGCAGGATGCAGACGTGCTCGAATCGGTGTTCGTGCCCGACGATGAGCGTGCCGGCTGGCGCTGACATTTGCCGAACGTAGACGCCCGAGGCGAAGAAGTGGTCGATCGGGCAATCGACCTGCGGAAGCGCAAGCATCGCCCCTTCGAGCCGCTCAATCTTCTCGGCGTCGTCGTCACGTGCTGCTTGCGCAAGCGTGTTCATCCGCCCTCGAACTCCTTCTCTTCCCACGCCTGGCACACGCGCAGGTCGTGGCACACGAAAGAGAAGTTCGTGCAGAATCCACGCATCCCAGCGTCGACGTCCCAGGCGTTCCACGGGATGCGCTCCATCTTGAGCTGAGAGTCCGGCGAGTTGTCGTAGTAATAGCAGTTAGAGCAGCGACGGCGACGCGCCTCGGCTTCGTCGAGTTGCATCGTCTTTGCGATCGCGCGCCAGTAGTCGGCGTTCGCCCCGCGCTCGTTCGACGGCTGCTCGGGTCCGAGCTGCCAGTCTTGAATCACCATGAGCGTGTTTTTCTTGTTCTCGCTCGTCGACGGGAACGGCTTTTCGATCGGGATTCCGAGCATCATCATGTGAACTGCACTCCGTTTGAAGAGCCGAAGAGCGCGCTCGCCGCGCTGCACTCGTAGCGAATGATTTCACCGGAGGCCAGCAGCGCGCCGACGACCTCGGGGCAGAGGTACGTCTCGCCGGGGAGGACGGTTTGCGCGACGATGATCGGCGACGAGGCGACCGCCCCGAGGCGCACGGTCAGGGTCACGTTCGCCGCGCTCTGATTCGCGAAGGCCATGTAGTCGATGCGCGTCTTCGCCGCCGTCGACGTGTAGACGGTCGTGGCTGCATTCGGCACGAACGCCGGGGCGATGAGTTGAGAAGGCGTAACGGCCATTAGACTTCCTGCGTAACGGTGAGAATAACCGAGGGAATGGCGGGAACGACGCCCGCCGCGGGGAACGTGACGATTTCAAGCGCCACGTCGGACACGGCGTAGACGAGCTCGAAGTATTCGCCAGGCGCTAGCCTTAGCACCCAATTCCACGCGGCGACGAGCTCGGCGTTGTTACCCTGGATGCGCACCTGCGACGCGGAGTCGGGCACGTCGACGCCTGAGATGCGAGGCCATATCCATATGATATGCGTGGGGGCTGCCGTGTTGTCGAGCTGCGCGGAAAATTGGAAGTTGAAGACGCCGCCGTCGGCGACGTATACGCGCGACGTGTTCACGCCGTCGCGCCAGATGCCGCGCTCGATGTCGACCACGTCGAGGTCGATCGGATACGCTACGTTCGCGAGCGTTGCGACCTGAGTCACGAGCGAGGCGAACGTCCCGACGCCGACGCGCTTCGCAGGTGCGACGGGAGGGAGCGCCGCACCGGCCATTGCGAGGTCGGAGATGGCACCTAACGCGCTTTTCGCAGCTTGGGCGATGGCTAGGGCGTTCGAGGCTTCTGCCGCCGCGTCTTGGGCAAGCTGCGCGACTACGCCTGCGAGAGAGTTAACGCCTGCGAGCGCCGCGCCTGCGTCGATGGCTGCCGAATCGACGCCCGCCGCTTGCACGTAGTCGACCGTCGAGAAGAGCAGCTCGAATTGCTTAATCTGCTCGTGCTCGGTTAAGAACTTCGCGAGCTGGTCACGGGTGAGGCCGAGGCGCTTGACGGCCATCACCAGGCCAGCGGTTCGAGGGTGGCTTCGAGGCGGGCGATCGGCAGGTGCGCCGACGAGTCGCCGCGAAAGCGCTGGATGCGGAAGCGGCGCATCGAGCCTTGACGACGCCAGGCGATGCGATGCTGCCGAGCGCCGAAGGCCCCGACGCGCACGGTCTGGTCGTTCGACCACGTGAGCCCGTCGAGGCTGTAGCTTGTCGAGATAAGCGGGTTCTCGCCGAAGGGCACGCTGCCAGGGAGCGCGATGAGTTCGAGCTCGTGGAAAATGACGCCGTTGCCTTCGCTGTAGGCGATCGGCGTCGAGAGCTCCCAGCGCACGCGCTCGCCCCAATGCGTCGAGAGCGTCTGCACGCAATGACCGAACGACGTGCTCGCCGGGTCGCCGACGCACCATCGGTCGTAGGCCCAAACGAAGTTGCGTGCGCGGTACTGCGCGATGCCTTCGAGCGCGCTGACGAGCACGAACCACACGAGCGAGCCGAGCGCCTTCGAGGCGTTGCCGTCGAAGACGAGCGTGCGGTCGGGAAGGTGAACATACAAAAAGGCGTGAGCCCTGTCGTTGCGCGCTTCGAGCTTCACGCCTGCGAGCTGCACCTCGGTGTAGGTTGCAAGAATCTCGTCGACTTCTTGCGTCGAGATTTTATTCGCCTGCGCGTTCAGCCCGACGAAGACCTCGGGGGCCTCGTTGCGACCGCTGCCGACGAAGGCGATTTGCTCCTGATACGCGCAGCACGCGAAGGTGCCGACTGCGCCTTTCATGATCTGCGCGCCCTCGATGCGCTGGAACGGGAAGCCCGAGCCGCCGACGTTGTCGAAGAATTCGATCGTGTTTCTGTTAATCGCCGCGACCTCGTTGCGCACCTTCACGAGCGCGACGACGGGGTCGGGGTCCGCTTCGCTGGAGGCGTACTTCAGCGGCAAAACGAGGAACGGATCGTTAAGCTCGGTGACGATGAGAAACTCGCCGTCGGTCGCCATGAAGTAACCGTCGACCCAGCAGAAATCCACGACGGTTCCGAGGTCGGGGTCGACGACTTGAGCGAGCGAAGAGCCGGTGA